ATGACCGAACCAACGGGCCCGACTATATCAGAAAAATATATAGGGGTGGGGGGTGCAGCAAAATAAAAAGTGACGGGGGGTGTTTCCTAGACTTGATACTTAAAAATGCCGATTGGATACTTAAAGGGGGCGGGGGGTTAACTCTGCACTTTTTGCCGCTTTTATTCTGAACTGCAGAACCCCGTAAAAGCACCACAAAAAAGACAGCGTTGCCACCATTGCCACGTAAAATGAAAAAGTTTGGAAAAACAAAATTGAACGACATATTTCCGTAAATATACTACGGTGTTATATAAATCTTGGGACTCCTAACCGGGTGTGCAACACATAGTGTATAGCGGCGGGACTCCTTGGCTCTAGTTTCGGGGTGGTAGGGGTTCAATCATGCTCGAATCTAACAATTGTTAGCCATACCCCTACTTTATTTTTGTTCACGAATCTCTTGCATTTTGTGGTGCATTAAGATATAATAAGAACATGCCAAGCAATAATGCTTTGTATCCCGACTAGGCGGGTCACCTAGTGTTAGATGTATAAGAGGTTTAATTATGGATACTATCCATGTTGTTTCTCCCGCTTTTCCAATGACAGCCGTTGCGGGTGCTGTCGCAAACCTAACCGAGTCACGCACTCAGTTAGTTAAGGGTATCGGCAAAATCGGTGCTTTGATATCGGGTTATGCATTAGCCCTCAATCAGGCATTCGACTTGGTTGATAACCAAGGGCAAACCACTACCAAGTGGTTCGACCTCAAGGGCGCACTGAAAAAGGGCATCAAGGGTGAGCGTGCTAACTTTGTGGCTGACATGACTCAAGCGGGTTATGGTAAGTCAACAATAGATGTTTACTGGCAACGAGTCAAGGAAGCATCAGGTTATGTCACGGCGGGTAATCGTGTCAAGGCTGGTGCTACTGATGTAGATGCTAAGACTTTGGCTGAATTGAAGACTATGGTTAATCGTATCTTCAAGGCTGAGGAAGAGGGTGTCACATGTGATGCGAGCGATATCAAGCACCTGCTGATTGATGCTTACACTGCACTGGGTGGCAACGACAGCGACTTAGGCTAATCAACGGAGGGGGTGAAATTCCCCCTCCCATTCCTAACAAATGTTAGTTTTTTAATCGGAGTAATGTTATGAAACCCTCTTACAAACATGATTGCACTGAGTGCAAATTTGTCGGCAAAATCTTTCGTGCTCTTGATTCGGATGCTACCAAGAAGGCAGTGATGGATGTTTATCAATCGTGCGAACCATACGGATTCCCCTATCTGCTTAGGTGCTCGAGCGAGGGTTCGGACTACATCACCACAAAAACCCTAGAAAAATACATGGCATAAGGAAACCAAAATGCAACACGCACCAAATAACACTCTCGCATCATTCGTTCCACATAACTCAGCAGAGGAAAAGCCTTTGTGGTTTTTCGCTGAAACCGTGAAAGTCGGCAAAACAATTAAGGGCATTTTAATAATGCGGTTTACCGATACCAACGAAGTGGAAATGCACGAGGGCGCAATCACCATGCGCAAAGACGGCATCATGTTTAATCTAATCTAACAAATGTTAGGTTTGCCCGAGGCATAAGTCAAACGCACAATAAAACTGCATGGATTGGAATTTGCAAGGGCTTTTTTAAGGAGAGCACCAATGTGACCGCTACTCGGTTTGGGGTAACTGACAGAATACCCTACGCTTGCTAGGAGAACGGAGCGCAACACCTAGTCTACATAACCCGCATCATAGTGATGCGGGTTTTTTTGCGTTTAAATTTTCCCCGATTACATCTAACAAATGTTAGCGTAACACAAAGTTATTTTTGTTCAAAGGAATTTAGGCTGAATTTTTAGAATGCCAGTTCCCTGTGCGGCGGTAGCGAAGAGTTCGGGGTTTCAGCGTAGGCGCAAAGTGTGGGCTAGACCAGTTCCCTGAGAGGCGGTAGCGGAAACTAACAAATGTTATGTTATGGACAGTAATGTTACGCAATGTTACAACCCTCCTCCCCGCTAACCCGCATGGATGCTACATTGTTATATGTTACAATGTTACAGCACATATATAGCAGTCCACCAAAATGGAAAAGAGCGTCTTCATCAGCAAGTGCAATTCATACCACTCAAACTCATTTTGGTGGGACATATATATTTACTCATAACATTATAACAATATAACATTCACTCGTTTTTCCGCGTGGTTAAGCCATTTCCTTTTGTTATGCTTTTTTCCCAAACCCGTAACAAAGCCCCCTTTTTATAACAACACTTGCCCCCACAATCGTAACAATGCTCCACCCTAAATATTTGACAAATCTGTAAAATTGTGGTATAATAAGGTATGAAAAGCAAAAATAAAACTCAAAACCTAACAACTGTTAGGAAATGTAACAACCCAAAGGAGAGCACACCATGCGCCCAAACATGCCCTAAATATTTGACAAATCTGTAAAAATGTGGTATAATATAACATGGGTTCGGGTAATTCTGCCTAGCCCATTCAAATCTAACAAATGTTAGTTTTTATCGAAAGGTTTTTATGTTATCTGCTCGACCAATTCATCTCATCTTCTTCACCATCATCGGTGTTCTTTTTATTGTGTTCGGTTTTACTGGCGAGGGCTATCTGCACAAAGCATCTATCTTGTTCGGGGGTTTGTATCTCGGCAATGTCCTGACCGAAGCCCTCAACTATGACGAGACAGACAAGGACGATTACATCCAGTTAGGCAAGGAGTAACAAATGTTAGATTTAGATTACAGAGAATGTATCGACTGCGGTGATGATGTGCACATCTCCCGTTGGTCTCTTGGCTACCGAGTGTGCCTCTTCTGCGGCGAAGACCGAGCCGTCGCAGAGCGTAGTTCGTGGTGTGTAATTCAAGAATACACCAAGGGTAACTATCAACTCGTTACCTCTACGCAAGCACCCGTAACCCTCAGACAGACTAACCCTAAGGAGAACCGCTTATGAGCGACCTAGACATAACAATACAAGAAGTAGCACGCATTGCGCTCGAAGATGATGCGACCCTGAGACGCATTGGGCACGAGTTAGGCATGAGTGAAGAAGAACTGCAACGAGTGGGGCAATACCTCAACTCTTTGCTCGACCCATCAAACCCACAAATCTAACAAATGTTAGGAGTTAAAAACATGAACCCGACCGACAAAGAAGATTTAGAGTCAATCCTGCACCGCCTGATTGTGGACATTGCCAAGGACAAGGAAGTCTTTTACCGCATGGCAACGAAGGAATCGTTCGTCAATTTGGTGTGCATGATGAAGCACCTATTCCAATACCAACCCAAGAAGGAGGACTAACAAATGTTAGATAAAAGCAAAGGCAAGTGGATACACGAGAGCAACCGCAACATAAAGCGCATTACTGCGTGGAGTGTCAATGTGGTGTGGAGTGATGGAACTGAGGAAGTCTTGGCCGACATACCCGACTATGTAGCCACGGAGGTGGATGCGTGGTTGACTAGCGTTGAAGAAGATAACACCCCTGAGGAGGACTAACAAATGTTAGAAATCACATACACCGACATGTTCTTGTTCGCATGGGCAAGCATCATGACAGGTCTCTACTTCAAGTCAAGGCACGAGGAGCGCATGGTGCGGATTGTGTTCATGCACCTGATAGAGAACCCCGAAGTCCGAGAGCAAATGATTGCCCAGTATGAAAAGACAAGGAGCGAAGCATGAATTGGAATCACCGACTGATGAACTGCCCATCCGAGAACGGGGGCGAGGACTACTTCACATTCAAGGAAGTCTATTACGACGACCAAGACCGACCCGACGCATACGGCAATCCGTTCATGGGTGGGGACAGCATCGACGAGGTGCAAGAGTTACTCATGCGCCTACACACAGCATTGCAGAAACCCGTGTTACATGAAAACGACTTTCAAGGAGACTAACAAATGTTAGAAAAAGATATCCAAGACGCAACCCGCCTAGTTCAGTATGCGGAGTTGGACATAGCGAAATACCTACAAAGCCCTGCCGACTTCATGGTTGTGGAGTGGCTCGAGGGTGTGCAACAAGCCCTGACCGACGCATTACAAATGTTAGGTTCGAACCCAATCCCTTTGTTGGAGAGTGATGATGAGTGATAAAGAAATCGTGGTGCATATAAAGAATGTCTACGGCACGGACAAGGTATATCCTGCGTGTAAGAAGGCACACCTATTCACGGATATTGCAGGCACAACCACGCTCAGACCGAGCGACCTCAAGGCAATCCAAGAACTTGGGTATTCAATCCGAGTAACACAACGACATATCGAGGAACTAACAAATGTTAGATAAAGAAGCACAAGAAGCCTTGGTTGCATTGATGCAGACCAAGCAGAACTTGGAAGACCAAGTATTGAAATCATTGCGTGACCCTGACCTGACAACCACGCAACTAACCAACTTACGCAAGAAGTATCTAGGGTTCTTAGAGAAGTTGGAAGCGATTGAGGAACAGCTCGAAGCGCATCAGCATGGGACAGAAGCCGATTGGTTAGCCATGTGGAAAGGACAGAAAGATGACTAGGTATTACGTCACAGGGTGGAGTGCCCGATTCGGTAATTGGCACGCCGAGGTGTTCGAGTGCAAGAGTATGGAGTTTGCTAAGAAAAGGTTCTTGGCGAGTTACCCCACGCTCAAGCAGATAAAAGTCTATCCATTGAGGGACTAACAAATGTTAGAAATGAAGAGTGGGGACAACCCCGTATTGTTATGCCAAGACTGCTCGACCCCGTTGTTTCGGTGGTTCTTGTCGAGGGTTGATTGGGTTCGTGTTTTAAAACAAATGAAAGGTTGATATGGGATACGCAACAGTAATGAATGTGCCACGGGTAACAACTTACACCGAAGCGAAGAAACTATTCGACAGCATTGTGCCCATTCGTGGGCGTTCACCTGAGGTGCGACCCTTGGGCAACAGGCGTGATGCCGACTCCTACTGGGTGCGCATGGATGGGGATGATGTGGTGTTCATGCTCTACAACTCACCCGTGATTACATACAAGCCTGATGGTGGGGTGGTGCTCACGCCCGACCAATTCAGCACAGTCTCGACTCACCAATTCTTTATTAGGGTTCTTGGCGTAGGTGCGCAAGCATCTAGGAATACGTCAGTAATCACACTGAGGGACAAACGCTACACGATTCGTGGCAAGGACAAACTCACGCTCAAGATGGTGGGTGGGAACTGGCAGTGCGTGGAAGGGGCGAAAGCGCAATACGCATGGCATTTGGATAGGCGAGAAGCAACAAATGTTAGGACTCACTACAAAGAATTCATCACCTACTTCAAGGGCGTGGTGAATCTACGCACCGAGGACTTCACGCATCACTACGGCAATACGCACTACAAGGGAGTTGCCGTGTCATTGCAAGAGTTACAAACTGCGTTCGACGTGAAGATACCCGAGGACGATAACCCATACATAAATACAGTTCGACACAACGACCCCGACCACATCATTGGGCATATGCGATGGATGCACGACTTACCACAACGCCATTTCAACTATGGCACAGACAGAGCGAAGGAGTATCAGGAAGGTATTGATAGGTTCTTGGAACTAATCAAGAGCGACCAACCTGAGGACACCAAGCACTTGAACTTCTACAAGGGTGCGTTGGCAGTGCTGATGAGTGGTGACCGCCTATATCTACGGGGGCAAGACGATAACACCTACATCGTTAAGGCTAAGCCGATAGTGAAGGCGTTGGACACAGTGTTACTCAAAGCCCATGCCCAACAGGTATTGGTGCGCAAAGAGTTACCGATTGGTTCGGTGTCGAAAGGGACATACGACAGGTGGTTACCTGAGAACACCTAACATTTGTTAGGTGTAGGGAGTGAGTGTGCCTAAATATTTGACAAATACCATATTTTGTGGTATAATTAAAGTGTTAGGCAGAAAAGTATTTTGTGTTAGTTTTTTCAACCAAATCCTAACAACTGTTAGGTATATCAGAGGAGTTAGATATGTCAGAAGTTAATTTCGGTAAGACCATTACCTTGAAGCAAGCGTCAACTTTGATTCGCACGAATCCCGATACTGTGTTCTTATTGCGTGGCGAACCTGGAATTGGAAAGTCTTCCCTATTGGAGAGTATCGCTAACGGACTAGGTTATGACTACGCATACATTGATGTGCCCAACCTAGACCTCGGTGATATTGCAATGCCCGTCATCGACCACGATACCAAGACAACTAGGTATTACCCTAATGCACGATTCAAATTGCATGAAGGCAAGCCGTTGGTCATCATGCTAGACGAGTATACGAAGGGCGCAGACCCAGTTAAGAACATGCTTCACCCCATGTTCGAGAAGGCAAACCCACGACTCGGTGACATACCTATCCCCAAGGAAGGGGAGAAGAAAACAATCGTTTTCCTCACGGGTAATCAATCGACAGACGGGGTGGGTGACTCACTCAAGGCGCACTCTATGAATCGCTTGGTATCCGTAACAATACAAAAGCCCGACGCTGACCAGTGGATTGAATGGGCTATCGGCAAGGGTATCGAGCCCGAGGTGATTGCTTGGGTTAACCGATTCCCACAAGTCTTGGCAAGTTACATGGATGGAGGGCAAGCAGATAACCCCTATATCTTTAATCCTAAGAAGCCTATGACTGCGTTCGTATCACCACGCTCATTGGAGACAGCAAGCAATATCGTGCGGTCACGCAAGGAGAACGACTCGGATGCGGTAATCGCGGCTTTGACTGGTGCTATTGGCGAATCAGGTGCACGAGATATGCAAGCGTATATCGAATTCTCAGACCAATTACCTACATGGGAAGCGACTATCAAAGACCCTAAGAATACCAAGATACCTACAAGTGCGGGTGCTTGTGCGATTGTGGTGTTCGGTGCGATTGCTCGTGTGGAGAAGGACACCATTGATGCGTTCATGGAATACCTCGAGCGATTCGATGCCGAGTGGCAAGCCGTGTTCGCTATCAACATTGCGAAGTCACAAGCCAAGCAGAGCATTGCGTTTAGTGCCAAGGCGTTCACCGCTTGGGTTGCTAAGAACCAAGACTTACTCTGAGATACCTAACAAATGTTAGCGAAGCGAGTGAGACCCCAAGGTGGACACAGGTATTGGGTGCAGTGGGTGACAGACCAAAACCAAACCGATATGAAGGTGATTGGTTACTGCGTGCGTGATATGGACAAGTTCGACAAGAACATTGTGTTCAAGCACCACAGCAAGATTGTGTGCGAGAAGATTGCGGGTTTATTAAATGAAGGGAGTAGGTGATGGGCTATCGAAGCGCAGTTGAAGCCGTGTTCTACACACGCAACGAGGAGGAGTGGCCGATACTCAAACTCTACATAGACGAGAACTTCCCTAAGTTTTGGGCGGACGAAGGAGATGAAGATACTCTTAAGCCTATCAAAGCAACCAATGTGTGGGGGTATCACTTCATTGCGAACAATGTCAAGTGGTATGAGAGTTATCCCGAGATACAGGAGTTCAACGAGTTCGTGGTGAAGTTCAATCAACTCCTTGCAGAGAATGAGAGAGCACGACCTACATGGGCGTTTGAGTTCGTGCGCCTAGGTGAAGAGATGAATGATATAGAAGAAGAGCGTTCAGAAAATGCCGAGTTCATATTGTGTGTGAGTAGAGATATTCAGTTATTAACATAGGAGGGCTAACAAATGTTAGAAGAGCGAAGAGTTCAGAAGTCGAAGATTAGTTTGATGCGTAACCCCAAGTTCGCATTGCTATCGGGTGTCTTGATGGTTGGTCGTACTAAGGTAGTGGATAACTTACCTACTGCGTGCACCAATGGTAGAGATGAATCGTATGGTCGCAAGTTCGTCAAAGAACTGCGTGACCAAGAGTTGAACTTTGTGGTGGCGCATGAGAACTATCACAAGATGTATCGACACTTAACTACATGGCGCAAGTTGCACGAGATTGACCATAGGTTAGCAAACGCAGCGTGTGATTATGTAATCAACATCCAGTTGAAAGACCTAGACCCTAACGAAGCATTGATTGCCATGCCTCGCTATCCGCAAGGACACAAACTAGGTGGCAAGCCGATGGGCTTAGTTGATGAGCGATTCCGTGGGATGAACGCCAAGGAAGTGTTCGACATACTACGCGAGGAGAAAGGCAAAGGTGGTTCTGGCGGTGAAGGTGAAGGCGGTGGTGCGGGTGATGGTGACCCTGAGTTCGATGACCACGATTGGGATGGTGCGAAGGAGATGACCGCCGAAGAGCAGAAGGACTTGGCGCGAGAGATTGACCAAGCGATTCGTCAGGGCATCATGGCGCAACAGAAGATTGCGGGTAACGGAGCAGGTGGACTCGATAGAGAGTTGCAAGGCTTACTTGAGCCCAAGGTCAACTGGCGTGAGGTATTGCGTGACTTTGTTAAGTCAACATGCAATGCGAAGGACGCATCGTCGTGGCGCAGAGTTAATCGTAGGTTCTTATCCACAGGCGTTTACATGCCGTCGCTTATCGGTGAGAAGGTAGGTCACTTGGTCATTGCAATCGACACATCAGGTTCGATTGGTGGTGACGAGTTGGCGGACTTCTTGTCCGAGGTTAAGGGTATCGCAGAAGAGGTAAACCCTGAGTGTGTGGACTTACTGTATTGGGATAGCGAGGTGGCGGGGCATGAGACTTACTCAGGTTCTACTGCGTCTGATATCCCTAACTCTACCAAGCCCAAGGGTGGTGGAGGCACGAGCCCATCATGTATATCAGCGTATCTGAAAGAGAAGAACATCCAGCCCGAGTGCGTGATTGTTTTGACCGACGGGTATGTTGGTGGTGATTGGGGTAGCGAGTGGACTGCACCCGTGATGTGGTGCATCGTGGGTGGGTATGAGGGTGATGCCGACAACGGCAAAACTATTCATATCGACAGCAACTAACAAATGTTAGGTAACAAAGGAGAAATCAAATGAGTATTAGTTCATCAGCGTTATTAGTGGAGTTGAATATCAGTGTGTGGCCTGCGTCTAAGTTAGACAGAGAGATAACGGACAAGGTCAATACGGATGCGTCAGCAGTCAGAGGTGCGAGTCAGACCAAGAAGAATCTATTTGCAGGCACTAGCCTACGCAAAGACATATCAGACTTCGCCGCCCGTGTTCGTCTGTATCACAACAAGCATACATTGCCTTGGGCAGACAAGGGTGAGCGTATGTTGCCGACCAAGTTGTTCATGGAATACAAGCAGACCATGAATGGATTTGAGCAGACATTCAACATGATGTGCAACAACTTCTACATTGAGTATCCGCGTCTTGTTGCAGATGCACCTAACAACTTAGGCAGTATGTATAAGGCAGAGGACTATCCCGAGATTGAAGAGGTGCGTATGAAGTTCGGGTTTAGACGAGCAGTTAAACCGATACCTGAGTCTGGCGACTTTCGCTTAGACATACCTGCGCATGACTTAGCAGAGATGAAGAACGACTACGAGAAACAATACAGCGATAAGTTAGCCGAGGCTATGCGTGAGCCGTGGGAGCGTCTGCATAAGACGCTAGTAGGAATGTCGGAGAAGTTGACTGATATTGAGGGCGATGATTCCAAGAAGCGTTACCACGACACACTTATCTCTAACCCCATAGAGTTGTGTGGACTGTTAACCAAACTGAATGTGACCAACGACCCCAAGTTGGAGGAAGCACGACGTCAGTTGGAGTTGACTATGTTAGGTGCGGACATTGAGCGTATCAAAGAAGATGCAGACTCACGAAGCGCATTGAAGTCCAAGGTAGATGCTATCTTGGGTAAGTTCGATTGGTAATAGGTAACAAATGTTAGGAGTATCAGATGAGTGAATCACAAGCAGTAAGTATGAATCTATTTGCGTTGAGCAATGTTGAGATACATCCCGATGTATCCAAGAAGTTGGGTCAGGAAACGATAGGCGACCCGCCTAACGATATGTGCAGATTGGTAATGAATCTAGCGATGGCGAATCCATTGTGGCGGTTCGTCGTTACCGATACCCTGAGTGGGCACAAACCCGTAGCGTTCAGTGTGATTGATGGTGGTGAGACTATTGGCAAAATCGGTAGGCAGTATTACCGAGGGGACTACAAACTCTCGCTAACCAACGACCGCATTAGTAATGCTAGAGAACGCACAGAGTCTTACCGCACGTCGGATGTAGACAAGGCTATTCTCATGGCGAAGAAGATGTTCTTTCGTCTCAAGCCCAACGAGCGTATTGAGAAGGCGTTCGAGCAAGCGAAGCAAGTAATGACTAACCAAGCATATGACAAGCAGAGAGACCATCGCTATTCCGAGCGAGAGACCGAGAGTCTTGCAGTTAAGTTCATCATGGGAACTGGCTTTCCTATGTTCTTAGCGCATGTGAACGGACTACCTGAACATGAGAGAAAGCCCATACTAGCGAAGATGGAGCAGACTAGGAAGTTCAAAGATGACATGCTAACTATCGAATCAATTAAGGATAGGTTCGGTAGCGAACACACAGCCCTAATCATCAAAGATGAGGGTAAATACATGGTGAAGATTGGACAAGATGTTCAGATTTACGATGATAATACGCTCCCCGTTGAGATGAGGGGAAAGTTGGGTATGTTGAAGTTAGTTGAAGCAGAGCACTTCATATCTAGCGTGGGGTGTCGTATCAATGATGAAATCTTTGTAGTCTTAACAGAAAGGAACTAACAAATGTTAGATAACAACCAAACAACAGAAATCTATTCACGAACACTCAGACGCACAGACTCTTACTTAACAGTAGAGGGCCCGTATAGAGCAGAGAGTGATTTGCCTACCTTAGCAGGGATAGCAGTAATAGTTTGTCTCACGGCCGTGGGGTTATGGAGTTGGCTATGCTAGAAACAATCGCATGGGCAGTAGTGTTGATGGGGCTAGGCGCAATTATTGTTGTGCTAGTAGGTGTAGCAATCGTATGGATGTGTAGGGAGGATATATGAAAGAGCACGAAATGATTTCTGCAATCACTCTGCGTGACTTCTTTGCTACTCATGCTATGCAAGCACTAACCCCACAGTTTCGGGCAATGTTTATGGATGGTTCGATAGAGGGTTGTTGGGTTGGAGATGCTATCCCCGAACTAACAAAGGAAGCCTATCACATGGCAGATGCAATGTTGAAAGCGAGAGAAGAATGAAATGCCCCACATGCGGTGCATGGACGCTAGTGAAGCAAACAAAAACGTCGCCCACATTTGGGCATATACGAAGGAGAGAATGTGCAAACGAACATAGATTCACAACCAAAGAAGTCGCTATCCCGCAAGAGGAAATCGACGAAGAACGAAGAACTAATATGCTTAATAACCGCAAACGACTGGAATCCATTCGAGCGAGCCGACCCAAAAGTGTTAGAAAAAGTAAAGCGAAAATTTACTAAGATGAAAAACTATCAGTATGAGGATGCACTAATATGACAACAGGAATTGAAGAGTTAAAACCAATAACAAAACGCAAGGGTAGGGGTCTTGGTAAGAAGCCCGCACTCTATTGCACGAGCCTGCGTCTACCAATGGAGGTGATGGATTTTTTCAACGCCAACTATGCGTATACAAAGCAAGCCAAGATGAGAGAAGTTCTTACTGAATTCGTTAAACAACAAACCAACAGGAGTTAACACATGGTTACAGCCAAAAAACCAAACAAGTCACAACAAATCCGTGCCTACATTGCTAAGCACCCGACTGCGAAAGCACGAGAGATAGCAGACGCATTGAAACTGATACCGCAGTATGTGCATCAGGTAGTCCACAAGATGAAGAGTGATGCCAAAATACCTACCGCAGTAGATACAGTCACACAGATAACACCCGAGCGCATGAAAGAGTTAGTGCGTCAACACACAAGACCTAAGCATCGTATGCAGAGTGCTACACCTAGAGACATTGTTTCTACGCATCACACCGACATGGTCAATCATCCCCCGCACTACAAGGCGGGTGGCATAGAGACTATCGACTTCATTGAGGCGAAAGAGTTAGGCTATCACCTTGGCAATGTTGTGAAATACATAACACGAGCCGACCACAAGGGCAACAAGTTGGAAGACTTGAAGAAGGCACAGTGGTATCTCAACCGAGCAATTGAAAAGTTAAACTAATCTGAGGGGGTAAGCATAATTGGAGGATGACCTAGCCGATAGATGTGACGGTGTCTTTCTCAAGCAGAGTCCCCCTTAAGATTTTTGCTCTGCTTGAACCTACAGCGTGACGGGGGGCACGCAATCTATCAACCCCCCAACCTAACAAATGTTAGGGTAAGTCCTAGCCACCTACGGGTGGCTTTTTTATTGTCCGTAGTTGACAAAGTCAAATCGTGGTGTTATACTGACCGCTTGAAAACAAATTCGAGGGTTAGATGGCACAAACTCCTGAGGCTAAGGTCAAGGCCAAAATCAAAACAATTCTTAAAGCACACGGGGCTTACTACGCTATGCCGATTGGCACAGGGTTAGGCAATAGCGGTGTGCCCGACTTCCTTGTATGTCACGACGGATGCTTCTTAGGCATCGAAGCCAAGGCGGGTAGAGGTGTTCCTACCGCACTACAAGAAAAGAACCTACGAGAAATCGACCGTGCTGGCGGTTGGACGCTTGTGATTAACGAAGAATCCCTAGAGAACAAGATTCTGGAAGCGATATTGGCAAACATGGAAGGCAGGATGTGAGTATGAACATTCTCACAATCGACTTTGAAACCTACTATTCTGCCGACCTAGGTTTCGCCAAGCAGACCACTGAGGAATACGTAAGGGATCAGCGTTTTGAAGTTATAGGTGTTGCGGTACAGGTAAACGATGGTGAACCAGCGTGGTGTAGTGGCGACCATGAAACCCTATGCCAGTTCCTAGCCTCCTATGATTGGGGGAATTCGTTGGCGTTAGCGCACAACGCTATGTTTGACGGGGCAATTTTGAACTGGGTCTACGGCGTCAGGCCAAAAGGGTGGTTAGATACGCTCTCGATGGGGCGTGCGTTACATGGAACAGAAGTTGGCGGTAGTCTTAAAGTCTTAGCCTCGCACTACGATGTAGGCGTGAAAGGCACTGAGGTTGAGGATGCTAAGGGCCTACGGCGTCAGGACTTTACCCCTACGCATCTAGCCACTTATGGTGAGTATTGCAAGAACGACGTTAAGCTTACCTACTCCATATTCTTGCTTATGAGTAACAGTTTCCCTGCAGCGGAGTTACGTTTAATTGATTTAACCATCCGCATGTTCACCGAACCAGTGTTGTGCTTAGATACGATTCTGTTAGATAGTTATTTGGAAGAAGTCGTAAAGAAAAAGCGTGACGCATTGGCAAACTACAACCGTGATGACTTGATGAGTAACCCAAAGTTTGCCGATTTACTTCGTAAGTTGGGCGTTGAGCCACCGATGAAGAAAAGTCTTACGACTGGTAAAGAGACCTATGCTTTTGCCAAGACAGACGAGGAGTTCAAAAAATTACTCGAACACGAAGAACCTGCAGTACAGGCTTTAGCAACGGCAAGGTTAGGCACTAAGTCTACGATTGAAGAGACACGGACAGAGCGATTCATTGGTATTGCTAAGCGAGGCACAATGCCCGTCCCACTTAGATATTACGCGGCGCATACTGGACGGTGGGGTGGAGACGACAAACTAAACCTACAAAACTTACCGAGGGGGTCAGTGCTGAAGTATTGCATCGAAGCCCCACAAGGTTACATGATTATTGACTCAGATTCATCACAGATTGAGGCACGCACACTTGCGTGGTTGGCGGGACAAGACGACTTAGTAAAGGCATTTGAAGATGGCGAGGACGTTTACAAAATCATGGCATCGGCTATTTATGGCAAGCATATTGATGAGATTTCAAAGGACGAAAGGTTTGTTGGCAAGACGACGATTTTGGGTGCTGGGTATGGGATGGGGGCTCAAAAGTTTCAAGCCCAACTCAAGAACTTTGGAGTTCAAGTTGAGACCAAAGAGGCCAAGCGCATTATCGACACGTATCGAGACACTTACCCTAAGATTACGCAACTCTGGGAAGATGCGAGCAAGGCACTTGAAGCCATACTTGAGAACAAACACCATACGCTAGGCCGAGATGGTGTGCTAGAGATTGATGGTGAGGGTGGTGTTCGCCTACCTAATGGTTTGTATATTCGCTACCCCAACATGCGTCGGCATATCGAAGAGGGGGGTAAAAAGGTTGAGGTTGTCTACGACACCAAGAAGGGTAAGCAAACTATACCGAACCGAATGTATGGTGGCAAGATGATTGAGAATGTTTGCCAAGCACTAGCGCGAATCATCATCGGTGAGCAGATGCTCATGGTGGCTAAGAAATATAAAGTAGTAATGACGGTGCACGATGCGATCGCACTGATTGCCCCGGAGCATGAGGTTGAGACTGCTAAAGAATACGTAGAGTTATGTATGCGGCTACGCCCTAAATGGGCACGAGAGTTACCTTTGAACTGTGAGGCGGGATATGGAAAAAACTACGGCGAGTGTTAAGAAGCGTTGTCCTCATTGCGACGCAAAGATGGTTGAGTATCGACACGTATTTAACAAGGGTTTAGCGCATGGGTTGTATGAACTATTCTCAGCGGGCGGGGGCCCCATTAGTTTGCGCTCTCTGCGTATTACAAGAACACAATGGACTAACTTTCAAAAGCTACGCTACTGGGGATTGGCTAGTAGGACTAGGGTAGATGGTGAGTGGACACTAACTGCTAAGGGCTTTGCGTTTATTACGCAAGGTATAGGAATACCAAAGTGGGCATGGACTTATCGTGGCGACACAGTACGATTCGAAGGCGACACATGTTTCTTCTTGTCGATACACGAGCCAAAGTATCAGAAGAAAGCCGACTACGCAGATAGCGCAGTAGCGCATGGAGCACAAGCATGACTAGACCAATCGGCATATCAGTGCCACACCGCAGAGTAGAAGAAGACGATGACATCCAAGACTACAAGAAACCTTGGGTTGGTTTGTCTGAACAAGATATCAACGAACTTAAATTTAACCTACCCGACATGTACTACTGGGTTGATGTAATTAGAGCAACGGAGAAAAAATTAAAGGAGAAGAACACATGAAAGAAGAAGAATTAAAAGATGCGTTTCTTGATTACTTTGACAAGCCTGTAACTACATGGAGAGGCCGTCCAGTAATGATTGATGGCAAAGCAGGCGGCCTTACGCTCATTAAATTGTGGGTGAAGGATGAAGAAATCACGGAACAAAAGCACACGATTGATCGGGAGAAGAACAGTGCCTAGACCCTACGGCAAGATAAACAAAGGGCAAACCATTCCGTACGGCACTCTTGTGGGTGCAAGTGATGAGTTGCG